GGTCGATACCCATAAGACCTAATGCGGTTCTCTTAGGATTTTCCTCAAGCATAATCATGCCGACAGTCTCGCCTCGTTTTAAAAGATCGTAAGCGAGTTCTCTTACTACCGCCGATTTGCCAGTGCCTGAGCCAGCCGTAATCGTCACGAGTTCACCGCGTCGACACCCTCTCGTGACACGATTCAACCCCGCCCAGGGATACGGGACGGCTGTGATCAGGTCTTCTTTGGACACCTCTGCCCAGAGGTCTTCCCCAGAAATGATGCCATCAGGCCTATAGGTCTTGGCTTGCCAGATACTCTGGATGATCTCTTGTTCTCTACCTGCTTGGAGCATTTCATTTGCATCCTTGAGCGGGAGCGTCGAGATCTTTGCCTTACCAGGGGAAAACAACTCGGCGCACTCCCGTGCTGCGAGGTTCCCGGGTTCATCCTGATCGAACATCAAAACTATTTCATCAAAGCCATCGTAGTAATCGAAGCATTTCTGCATGTGACGCTTTGCTCCCTGCGCCCCATTTGGAATGCTTACGACAGGCCACTTGTTACCTTGGCTTTGTGAAATGGAGAGGCAATCAACCTCCCCTTCGCATACTACTAATTTTTTACCCTTGTCCCATAACCGCGAGCCGAAAGGTAAAGCCTTAGTAATGTCCCCGAGCACTTTAAAATCTTTACTTGGGGTGCGAATCTTCTGTGCTACTAGCTTCCCTTTTCGATCATAGTAGGGAGCTATCTGCACGAACTGGTTATTCAGTGATCCCACTGAGTAACCAAATTTTCTACATGTTTCCTCGGTAATCCTTCGCTTATGTAGTGGCTTGAATTCGCCGGATATTAACTCGCTATGACGTTGAGGTTCAGGGTCTCTTATCTCTGAACCACTTGCTTTATAAGTCTGACAAGAGAAGCAGAACTGGTGACCATCGTCGAACTCACTGTTCGCATCGGATGAGCCACATTGTTCGCATGGTAAATGTCTTACGAATTTGCTTTCTTGCATGTTATCTCAACCAAAAAAAAAATGGGGACCCGAAGGCCCCCGAAGTACACACAGGAGAGGAGATGTTATGGGGTGAAGAGCATACCAACCGACACCATCCAATCTTTGACATCGAATGATGGGCAGTCTTTCTTCACCCCAGTGAAATCCCGATGACCTTGAATGATCGCTTCGGGATATTTTTCTTGCAGGCCTGTGAGTAATTCCTGCAAGGATTCGAACTGTTCGTCTGTAAAATTGTTTTCCGCTTTGTTGATGTCATGTTCATCGACACCACCAATGAGGCATATACCGACTGAGTGACTATTGTGGCCTGAGACATGTGCGCCCATGACGTTATCAGGCCGTCCTTCTTCAATAGTCCCATCACGTTTAATGACGTAATGGTAACCGATGGCTAACCAACTTTTTGCTCGATGCCACCGATCAATATCAGCCTTACCAATGTCCATGCTTGGTCTAGTTGCCGAACAATGGACGACTATATATTTAGTGAACTCCCTTACTTTAAAATTCATTTAGTCTCCCGCAGCCAAGCTGGGGGGATAATCTTGTCTGCATATTGAAAGTTATTTTTTATACACCAATCGGCATAAGTCGTATTGCTACGTTTACTTATTTTGGTGCGACTATTTGAGAACACAAAACGTATATCGAGGTCTGGGTGTTGTTGCTGAATCAATAAATGTTTTTGTCGATCAGCGGTAACAAACCGTCCTTTGGTTTCGATAATGATTCCATTCTCTAACACGAAGTCAGGGGTGTACTTTGAGTTCCTCGAAGGTTTCACATAGTTGATAACCATCTCTTCAAACTTAAAGCGTACCCCCTGGAGAGTGAGGTCTCCCGCAACAGCTTCTTCTAAGCCTGATCTGAACCCATGCTTGAGTCCGATCTGTTGCTTAGAAATCTTCTGTCTCGACATCCTCCTCGTGGTCTTCTTGGGTTTCATCCTTGAATGTTTGTTCTTCGGCTTCGTAACCATCTTCCTCCTTAAAACCGTAAGAGGAAGCATTGGCTCCACTTGTGTACTCAACTAACTTAAGTATTTGAACTGCCTTCATGCGAAGGGTAAGTCCGGCTCCAACGGTAGCTGTGTAATAGGGTACAACTTGATAACTAACTTTGATCTTGGATCCCCCACCAACATTGGGAGGGTTCACTAGGGGTTTTCCCTTTGCATCAAATAAAGCTACCTTTTGATCAAACGAGTCGCCTGACCTCATAGTAACCTTAGCTTTTGTTTTGAATTTAACTGTGACCTTCCCCGTGTCGTCATCAACTTCGTAGGGATTTGGTCCTTCCTTAATTTTTTTTCCTGGAAAATCTTTCTTAGCTTTTTCTTGGGAACGCTTGTACTGTTCGTCTAGAAAATTCATCCTTTCTTGAGACTCCGCCGCGTTTAGTTCAAGCGTCACTTTGAACTCACCATCAGGGTTATACTTTGTATACGGTTCAACTAAGTGTTGATACTGAGCGATCCCAGCAGGAGAGGTGTAACTTGGATTATCGGATTTCATACTGGTCCTATTTAAGTTAA